AGGGTGGTGTGCCGTTGCTTGTTGCACCACACACGGGAGCCGTCGAGATTGCGGATGCTGGACAGGCAGGCTTTTCGGTTCGTGAACCTGTGGTAAATGATGCCGAACATCACGCGTCCAATGCGGGAATGAGTTCGAGAGCGGGAATCTGCAATACGATTCCGGCCGCAATGACTATGGGGAAAGGCACATCACGCGTCATGCCCTGTTCCATGGCACGCAAGCGAAAGAACGTGAGTCGCTTGCCTGGCTCCAATTGGAGGAGATCAGAAATCTCCTCCGCAAGGGTTTCCAGGCCTTTGCCTTGCCGGGCACGTTCTTCGCGAATGGTAGCCATGGCCTTTTCGGTATACATGTCCTGCCCGAACATGGGGCTACTGCGAGCATTCGTCATGCGGTGAGATCTCCGTTAGATGGACGGGTGGCGAGTAGGTCTTTTATCACCCCGTACAGGGTGGGATTGCGGCCGAGCACGGGTGCCAGTTTCCCAGGGTTTTGCATGATCATGGTGAAGTAGCCGGGGGAGTAGGGGAACGCACGGGGCGCGTCCGCCTGTATGGCGTCGTACAGGGCCCGTACGGGCCATGGGGAGGCCTTATGGAGGGTGTAGACCTCATAGGCCTGTTCGAGGGTCTCACGGGTGGCTATGGCGTCCTCCCAGGATCGGGGTGTCGTGTGGTGGGCGGCACATGGTGGCTACGTCGCTGAGGTTTGTCAACTCGGGTAGTCCACCCCAGGTGGGCAACCCCCTATGGGTTACCTACCCCAGGTAGGCAAGGTGGGTGGGGTAGGTAAGGGTAGGTAGGTAAGGTGGGGTAGGTTTGAAACTGATCATGTTCATGCTCAAATGAACCTACCTGGGGTAGGTTGAAATTCGTCAACGATATATCGTTCGGGAAAAAAGGCTCTCTTCCGGACTAGTGGGGACACGTTCCGGACGTTCTTCCGGACAACCCCTATAACTCTTCTACCTCTGTTAATACCCTTATATGTCAGTAAGTCAGATAGATATCTATATATTTATTAAGGGGTATTAGAAGGGTACCCCCCATACCTACCCCCCCTTACTTACCCCCCTTTGAAAGAGGTTTAGGGAGGGTCTATACACACCCCTTTTTGCGGACTTCCGGGCGAAAGGTACTTTGACCAGGCCTTTTATGCTGTCATGTAGGAAGCCCGTAAAGAGTCCGATCATCATTGAATGCATTTATGTGATCTTGCTCACAGGAATTGACTCTTTCTCGGGGCTTCATATGAGAATTGAGATGCGGAAAAGGAAGGGATCACTTTGTTGTACCCTTAGTGCAATATATTATCGGGACCATTGAGGGTGAGACATGAAAAGGAACAAGCATCAACAAGCGGAATTGAAGCACGAAGCATGGGAGCTTCGATTACGTGGCAGGTCGTATCGGGAAATCGGGACTGCGTTAGGAATTGGGCATGAGACGGCACGTCGGTATATCGAGGATGTGTGGAAGGAAAAGTCTCTGCCTGTTGCCAGTCAGGTGCGATTACAGGAGTTCGAAAGGCTCACGAGATATCTCGATAAGTTGGATTCAAAGATTGAGTGCGGAGATCTCGCGGCTATTGCTTTGGGTATCAAGATTTCGGAAAGGCTTTGTAAGATGACCGGCTCCGATATTCCAGTCACCTCGAATACCGTTGTGGATCAAACTACGCAGACCGAGTTGGAGATCATGAGTTTGGTTCGGGCCGTACAGGCACGCAACAAAACGGTGCTTGAGAGGATCTCAGAGGGCCCTGTACGGGCTTTGGAAACTTCGGAGGTATCGGAGGCCGAACTCGTCGAAGGATCTTGATAGAGAGGATTCTGTGGCGTTTCGATACCGGGTCTCACTTTCCTGAGGGCACAAGAAAGCCCCTGCCAGGTGACAGGGGCTGATCTTGCTAGCGGGTCGTGATCACGGGCAGTCCTGCGTGATCATGGTCAGCTTCGTTCCTCCGGGCTTGTGATCTTGGTCCACCAGGGATACCACCCAACGGCAGTCCGCGTTCCTCAGGGAGTCCACGGAGACCCGTACGGCGGTCACGTTGGCCGCGTAGTCGCGGGCCGTGCCGACCAAGCCGTAGTGCATCTCGCTGTCGGTCAGTCCGTCGTGGGTGAGTTCCTTGATCAGCGCCACGCCGTTCGGGTTGGACCACGTGGCGTCGGTGCCGAGGTGGCCGTAGGCGTGCTGGTGACGCACGGAGTTGCACAGCCGGTAGTCGGCAGGGGCGACGCGCTTGCAGTCGCCCACGGGGCGCACAGTGGCCGTGCTGGCTCCCTTGCTGGCCGCTCCGGTGGCGCCCGACGTGCCGCCCACGATGGCGAGTGCTGCGGCTGTGATCCCGACGAACGTTCCGATGATCGAGTGTGTGCGAGTGTTCATGATCGCTCCTGGTTTGGATCTTGGGGTTTGGTCGGGTGGTCGATCTTGATCAGGCGTACATCCACTGGATTCCACGGGCGTTCGCGTACTCCACACAGGCCACGCCGTAGCCCTCTTCGTTCTGCGCCATGGTGTGGCTGCACCCCCGGTCGACGCTCGGGCACAGAGCCGACTTCATCTGAGGGTTGCTCAGGTACGCGTAGTACTTCCGGAAGTGGTCGGCGCACGCGTAGTCGGCCTGCGACTGGGCGACCACATCGATCTTGCGGTCCGCGACCTTGTCACACCAGCCGCAAAGAGTGGTGCCGTCCGTGTTGAGGGTGGCTACGTCGACGAGGGGCTTGACGATGGTGCGTACGGGCGCCTGAGGCTCTACGGGAGCGGACTTGGGGCAGGTGCACTTGCCTGTCTTGCTGGCCAGTGAGCACAGCTCGTACGTGCCGCCGCAGATGTCATTGATCTTCGTCATGATCGCTCCCTGGGTTGATCTCGGTTCGTGCGTGCTAGAGAAACGTCATGCCCCATCCATGATCAAGATAGCCCCCTTTCCATGATCTTAACCCAACCTTTACTTGATCTTGTCCACTATGCCCGATATGCGTGGGTATGTGTACCCCCATGGGGTATAGGTTACATGTACCCCACACCATGCATAGCCCTATGCACACACCATGATCAATACCCATGATCACTACCCACCCACATACCCCCTACCCGTATCACTTGCATGTACATACCACCATGCATAGCCCCATACATGCATGTGCACTACACATACACACAGTATGCATACACATACACACTGTTACATACCCATGCACACACGCATGCACATGCACTACATGCACACACATACAACTACGTGATCATGATGTATTCAACACGTGATATCATGAATACCCGTATGCACTACGCATTACTGCATTACATACATTCACTATGCACACACTTGATATGAAGAGAGGTATACCCATGACATGTAGGTGCCCTGACCCTAGGCATGCGCCCCAACCAATTGGTACCACCCCTAATGCAGCGGGATGGTCACCATTACCCGAGCATGCCCCTAGAAACGATTCTTTGCCCCCTAGGAATTGCGACTGCGGCTGTAATGAGTATTCCCCCGCCGGAACTCTGCTAGGGACTCCTAGGCCTTTTTCTGTCGATTCCCTACCTGAGGTGCCCGTGCTCCCCCTGGTATTGGAATATGAGGATGATGATGGTCCGTCAGATGATCATGAGTACGTGACGATCAAGGCAACCGAGTTCGCTGACATGCTGTCAGATCTCAGGTCATGCACCTGTCAAACTGACTGACTCGCCGTTCAGTAGCCGGGGTGGGTGGTATGTCCGCTTTGACCCCCTCCGACCCCCTATGGGGGGATATGTCCGCCTGGCCCCACGGGCAGAGGGTGGCTCTATAATTTACAAAACTTTTGAGGGACCATGTGATATGAATCACATCTAGGAGGAGTTATGGGATTGCTGGACAATATCTTGCAAGACGGTCCACCCGAGGATCGATGTGATTGCTGCGTCTGTGATATCGGGACGAATTCGGGATGCCCTCACGGGCGATCCCGATTACGTCTTCCAGGTTGTGAGACCTGCCCAGTGAAAACTGTTACCGCTGAGTAGTGTCGTGCCGATCCCGGATTTCACCCCAGGTCGGCCGCTCTTCCGTCTGTTCGGGCTTGCGGCGCTCGTCCAGCCAGAACAGGACGTACAGGGTGTCAATGATGCCCACCCACCAGCCGACAGCTTCCCACGAATTGGTGAAGGCATACACGACGAAGCCGATGACCAGATCCACCATCGTCAGGATTCCGACCACCAGAGCGTTCCCCTGGATTTCCTCGGTGTTGGGGTCAAGGGCGAACTGCTTGCGTTCGTAGTGCCATTCTGGGGAGGTGCGGTGACGGAGTCTCGCCCACGTGTACATGCCAACATAGGACAGCACGTAGACACCGAACGAGATGAGCAGACCGCATGCGAACGCGATGATCATCATCAGGAAGATCGCGTAGACCAGTACATATCCGAGAAGCATCAGAAGGAAAATCATGCGGAAGCATGCTGAGGCATCATCTTGAAAAGCACAAGACCCTTTGCCATATCTTTACTCTACCTGAGAGGAACCCTCATGGCCACATTTTCCGAAGGCGATCGTAAGCGCATGTCAACGCAGGGCAAGGCGATGCCAGACGGCTCCTATCCCATCCGCAATCGAGATGACTTGGAGAACGCCATTCATGCCGTAGGGCGAGGTAATGCAGATCATGACGCGATCCGCAGGCACATCATCAAACGTGCCGTCGCGCTGGGCGCAACCAACATGATCCCCAAGAATTGGAACAGTGACGGTTCCGAGAAATAATTTTCAAAAATTCTGATACACAACACTTTATGAGGGCCTTATCATGATCAATAAAATTCTGAAACCATTCGGATGGTTGCTTTTGAAGACACCCCCGAGTGCAAAGATGATGCGAGAGCATGCCAATACTTCGGAGTCGTTTCACCCGTCCCGTGGAGGTAACACGGTGAAATGGATGAGATACGTGGCCGAGGAGATGGAATAATGATAGTCTGTGATGATTGCGGGGCCCTGGTCGATCCTGATTACATGCAGATTCATTATGACTGGCATGAGGCTCAGGAAAGACAGGCCCAGATTATCGAAGAGATGCTTCGCAAATTGCGACACGATCTCCTCATTGCGTGCCAGCAACGGCACTTACGTGGGATAGGCCATGACTGAAAGAAAAGACGAAACCTGTTTCCGGTGCGGCGAACTGCTGTACCTTTATTGGCCTCTCATGTTGAACAGTGTGAATTCGGCCATGGGAAAGCCAGTGTGTTCGGCGGACTGTATGCGAGAAGTTATAGAGGAGTGGCACGATGAACAAGCCAGAAAACGTAACCTGTCCCGTCTGTCAAGAGACATACGAATACTTCTTAGATGCAGACGGGGACTGGGATATTGATGCGGAGTGGTGGACGTTGCCCACCATTCCATTTTTGGATTCACGCTATTGCTGGCTACAGGCCAGCGGATATCATTTTGATAAGACCCAGGGACGTTGGGTCAAGTAGAAGGAGGCGGTTATGCCAGACTATTCATATGAAGTGGAACATTGGCAAGAAACACTGGAGGGCATCGATCCTCGATTACTTGCCAGTTCAGACGGGCGTAGGGCGCTTTGTGAAGCGGACCCTATGCTTTTTGCGTTAATATATCTTACCCATCACCTGAAGAATGACGATGGGAATATTACTTTTGGTGAGCACCACTTCGAATGGTTCGAACTTGCGAAGATGTGGATGAAACCCAGTCCAGGACTTCGTGAGCATCGTCATGCCTTCCTCGCGCCCCGTGCTTCGGGCAAATCAACCTTCTGGTTCCTGATCCTGCCTATGTGGTGGGCCTCTTATGGTTATGCAAAATTCGTAGCGGCCTTCGCCGATTCAGGTACACAGGCAGAGATCCACCTCATGTCATTCAAGCGTGAGCTGGAACAGAATGAATTACTGGGTGAGGACTTCCCCGATCTCTGCCGTGCCGGGCGCCGTCCTCGTGGTTCTGCTGAGGCCGATTCACGCAACCTGCGTATCTGTAAGAATGGATTCGCCTTCATGGCCAAGGGTGCCGACTCCAGTTCTCTTGGTATGAAGATTGGCGCTATGCGTCCCGATACCTTGCTTCTTGATGACATCGAGCCGGACGAGTCGAACTATTCAGACTTCCAGGCGGAGAAACGCCTCATCACTATTCAGGATGCCATTCTCCCCCTGAACGAGCGCGCACGCGTGGTGTTATCCGGAACGGTTACGATGCCAGGTTCCATCACCCACCAATTGGTGAAACACGGCAAAGGCTATGACGACGACGATTTGAAATGGGTAGAGGAGGAAAGTTTTGAGACTCACCACCAACTTCCGATTCTCGAAAATTCTGACGGAACAGAGCGTTCGGTATGGCCTGCCAAGTGGCCGATCGAATATCTCCAGACCCACCGTCATACCCGAAACTTCAAAAAGAACTTCGAGAATGATCCCATGGCTATCGATTCCGAGTACTGGCAGCCCAGGGATTTCACTTTCTACAATCCGGAAGGTACTCAGTTCAATGTGCTTTCTATCGATGGTGCTGTTACCACGAAATCAACGTCGGACTATACCGGAATCTCGATTGTCGGGTGGTTACCGCGTGAGAAGCAGGTAGAACTAGGTCAACCGGCTGATCCCCAGGATGAAACATACCGCCAAGCGACAGGCTTTAGCGGAAGGCGACCTGGGATTTGTGTTGTAAAATATGCAAAGGCTGTCAAATTGAAAGGTGACCCCTTACGCGAATTCGTCCTCAAGCTCTTGGATGCTTTTCCTGAGGTCCGTGCGATTCTCGTCGAGACCAACCAGGGTGGCGAATTGTGGTGGGATACCTTGCACGGAATGCCCATCCCTATTCACGCGGTAAACAACCAGGAAAAGAAGGAAAGCCGAGCGGGGCGACTTCTCAACTTGTACCAACTGATTCCTACCCGGGTAGTGCACACTCAATCCCATACAGCTTTGGAAGAACAGATGGTTGCCTTCCCGAAAGCGCCCAACGATGACTTGGTCGATTCGGTCGGTAACGCAGTCCTCAGGTTTTTGAGGCCAGAAGAACGATTAGTAGCGCGTAAGCGCACACGACACCCGAGATAGGAGGGGTACGCAGATGCCAATCAATCCAGATCTACCATACGCCTATTGTGAATTACGTGATGCCCGACCAGCTTACGAGCGAGCCTGCGCATTTTACGAGGGCCAAGTAGAGGAGATTTACTCTTCTGCAAAAATTACCCGTCTCCTGATGAAGTTCGGGCTGAACAATTTCGACAATTTCAACTTCGCCCATATTCCTGTAGATGCTGTAGCCAACAAACTGTCCATCGTCAGCATTTCTGCCGATGATGACTCGGATGATTCCGAGGCAGACCAGACGCTAGAAGATCTCTGGGATTATAACGAACTGGCCGAGGAATCTCGCATTGCCCACCGCAAGGCTGGTGTATACGGGGATTACTACATGATGGTGTGGCCTGTCATTGGTGACGAAGAGGATTACGTGGTGAAGAAAACTCCCAAGGAATTAGCCGATATGCTTGGTGAATACGGAGACCTGACCACCAACGTACCTGAACCCATGGATGTTCCGTCGAAAACTATCGTTGCCGTGGACATGACATTTCATGACCCGCTGACAACTCGTCTCTTCTACAGCACCGAGAATCCTTTGAAGAAGGCTTTTGCCATTCGTTCGTGGACCGAGGGTGACAAGGACAAACTTTTGACCCGCGCGAATCTTTACTACCCGGATCGTATCGAACGTTATGTCTATGAAGGCAAACCCCCAAGGTCTCGATATGCCCAGTCCAAATGGAAGCCATTTAAGCAGGATGGTGAGTCCGAGACTCTCAATAATCCTTTTGGCGAAATCCCGTTCTTCCACTTCCGCAATGACCGTCCTTACGGTCGCCCAGATCATATTAATGCCTATGGCCCACAATTGGCTATCAACAAGTTGATTACATCTCACTTGGCCACGGTTGACTTCCAGAGTTTCCCCCAGCGTTACGGACTGATGGACCCTACGGCCGACCAGTCAGGTACCCAGGGTGCAGATTTCAATCCATTCC